GCTGACCCTGCACCTAATTCGGGCGGGTTCAATTTGGGGGTGCTGGCTAAGGCGGTCGGTATCCCTATGGATAAGGTTACGTTTGCTAATCGTGATCAGTTGCGGGTGGGGTATTCGCAGGAACGGTTGGCGAGTATATATTCGGCGTCTGATGTGTTGTTGGCTCCGTCGTATGGGGAAGGGTTTGGGGTTCCTACTGTGGAGGCGCAGGCGTGTGGGACGAGGGTGATTGCGTCTGGGTGGGCGGCTTCCGCTGACCTTGTTGCGGATGATGGTTTTCTTGTGGAGGGGCAACCGTTTTGGGATGAACCGCAGAAAGCCTTTTTTCAGGTGCCGCTGATTGGGTCGGTGGTGTCTGCTTTGGTGCAGGCTTATGATGTGGGGCAGGGGTTTAGTGCGGTGTCTCGAAAGTTTGCTTTACAGTTTGATGTGGAGACTGTGTGGGATGGGTTGTGGATGCCGTTCCTTAGGGGTTACTTTGCGTGACCTTCCCATCGTCTATACGGGTGGCACGTTCGATTTGTTTCACGCCGGTCACGTCAACTTTTTGGAGAAGTGTAATCGGCTTGGCGATGTTGTTGTGGCGTTGAACACTGACGAGTTTATTGAGGGGTACAAAGGGAAACCCCCGGTGTGTTCTTATGCGGAGCGTGCAGCAGTGTTGGAGTCTTGTGTTTGGGTTGGCCTTGTCATTCCGAACATTGGCGGGGCCGATTCGAAACCGTCTATCGAAGTGGTGAGCCCTGACTATATTGCTATCGGTACGGATTGGGCTAGGCGTGACTATTACGCGCAGATGATGTTCGACCAGGATTGGTTGGATGAGCGCAACATTTCGTTGATTTATATTCCGTACACTCACACTATTTCGACCACGAAGTTGAAGGCCCGTAGTGCTGACCGTAATCGGTTCTAGTCCTGGGCGTGAGGCTTGGTTGGCGGATTGTTCTGCTTCGATAACCCGCGAACATATTGCGGTGGTGAGCTTTGGTTACGAGCTGGGGAAGATTCGTTGGGTAATAGAAAACACGACCGCTGACAGGTTTCTTTTCTTGCAGGATTCGTGGCAAATACGCTCTGAGGGTTTCTGGGATTTGTTGGAGCAGTTTGAGGGTTCGGTGGCTTTGACCCGCGACCCATACTTTTTTGGTTGCTATGCGGGCGTGTATGAGCGCAGTGTTATTGAACGGTTAGGGGTACCCGTTGTGAAGGATAAGGCTCACTCGATTCTTTTGGAGATTGATTGGCACCGGCGTTATGTGGCCTTGCATGGGGAGCCGACGGTTTTGTTTCCAGGGTTGACGGATGGTAACGCGGTGCGCGAGGAGGAACGTTACGGGCGTGTGAACCTTGTGTTGGAGAATGAGTTTGTGACTAAGTGGAAGGGAACGTGGCGGTGATGTTGGAGAACCTGATTGTGCCGGTGCTGAACCGTTACGATCTGTTGCAAAGGATGCTCGACTCGGTTGATGTGCCGGTCGGACATTTGCTGGTGATTGATAATGGCGCTTCCGAAGTCGAGGAGGCGATGGAGTTAAATATCCCGGCGTGTGTGGATCGGACCACCTATTTGCCCATGCCTGCGAACCTTGGTGTGGCTGCCTCATGGAATTTGGGTGTCAAGTCGTTTCCGTATGATGATCGCTGGTTTATTGTGTCGAACGATGTGGTGTTTGAGCCTGGTGCCCTTCAGGGGCTGTCAGAGGCCCGTAGCGACCAGATAACCCTTTCTAGTATGTTTCCCCATTGGCAGGCGTTTGTGCTCGGCTATGAGGCTGTGAGGGCTGTGGGTTTGTTTGATGAGGGGTTCTTTCCCGCATACTTTGAGGACACGGACTATCAGCGCCGGGCGGAGCGGGCTGGTGTAACTGTTGTGAAGTTTGATGTGCCGATGGTCCATGACAACAGTTCGACGATGCGGGCTGACACTCATTTCATTAATAGAAATTCGAACACATTTTCGAACAATCAAACGCACTATTCGAACAAGCTTTCGAACGGGGACTTTACGGCAGGCTCGTGGAGTGTGGAACGTCGGAGGGTGAACGGGTGGGAGCGTGGGCGGTAGAATGGGAGCGGAGGTTTATTTTGGCTATTGTAAACGGGTACGCATCACTTTCTGAAGTGAAGGCTGCGGCAAGGATTACTGACACGATTGATGACGCCCTGCTCGAGTTGAGCATTGAGGCTTCGTCGCGTGAGATTGACGGTATCTGCGAACGAGTGTTTTATAGTTCCGGGACGGCAACAAGGGTTTATATTCCTACCGACATTTTCTTGTTGGAGACGGACGACATTGTTTCGGTCACTACTATCAAGTCGGACACTACGGGTGAGGGTGGGTTCAACCAGACGTGGGCTGACAGTGACTACCAGTTGGAACCGTTGAATGGGTTAGCTGGTGGGATCGTCACCCCGGCTACACGGGTGCGTGCTGTGGGTGATTACTTGTGGCCCATCTATGAGCCACGCGATATTACTGCAGGGCAGGCTTCCGTGCAGATTGTTGGTGTGTTCGGGTTTGCTGCGGTGCCGATTGCTATCAAGCAGGCTACTATTCTGATGGCGTTGCGCCAGTTCAAACGGTACGACTCCCCTCTGGGGGCGGCAGGGTTCGGAGACCTTGGGGTTATGCGTGTGTCACGTTACGATCCGGACGTCGAAGCGCTCATTGGTCCGTGGAAGAAACTGAGGATGGCGTGAGCATAAGCGCTATCCGTTCCGGTATTGGGGACAACCTGGCTACGGTTGCAGGGTTGCGTGTGGCTGAAACAATCCCTGATAGTTTCTCCCCACCGATTGCAATTCTTTCCTTGAGTAGTGTCTCGTACAACGGGGCGTTTAACACTAAGACGGTTCAGGGTTTGACTACCTACAACTTTGTTGTGTCTGTGGTTGTGGGGAAGGTGGCGGAGCGTATTGCGCAGGCCCGCTTGGACTCATATATTTCCACGGGTTCTGCAAGTATCAAGAAAGCTATTGAGTCGGATCGCACGTTGGGTGGCGCAGCGTTTGATTGTGTTGTCCCGGAGATGACGAATGTGGGTGCGGTAGTATTGAGTGGAGATGTTAGTTATCTCGCAGCCGATTTTACGGTAATTGTTTACGCTAATTAACAAGGAGTAATTGTGAGTAAATTTGTCGCAACTGACATAAAGACGACTATCAACGGCGTGGACTTTTCTGACCACATCGCTGCCGTCACACTAGATATTAGTGCGGACGAAATTGAAACGACCGCGTTTGGTGGTGCCGGGTTCCGTACCCGTATCGCTGGGCTGAAGGATGGTTCAATCACTTTGGATTTCCACCAAGATTTTGCTACGACTGGTTCTGGTGCTGTTGACCAGACCATCTTCGGAGCTTTCGGTTCGCTTGCTACCGTTGTGGTTTTCCCCACGAGCGGAACCATTAGCTCATCGAACCCTAGCTACACGGGTGTATACCTGGTTTCGCAGACCACACCGATTGCTTCCAGTGTGGGAGACCTCGCTACCCAGAGCATCACCTGGCCTACGGCGGGCACTGCTGGCATTGTCAGGGGAACCGCATAACCCATGGACCCAATTAACCTACAGGTTGAGTTTATTGAAGCCGTCGAACCGATTACGGTTAGTGCTATTGCAGCTGACCTGATCGCGTTCGAAGCGAAGTTTGATTTGAGTGTTGCCCGGTTGGGAACCGATGTGCGTTTGACTCACATGTTTTTCCTCGCCTGGCACGCTTCGAAACGGTCTAAGGTTACGGACCTGGATTTTGAGGCTTGGGCGGAAACTGTGTCAATGGTTCGTGAGGCTGAAGCAAAAAAATAAGGGGGCTGGGAGACCAGTCACTCCATTGGCAGATTGCCATTATGTCTGTTGAGACGGGGATTGCTCCTAACGAGTTGTTGGGGACGGAGCCTCGCATGTTATGGACGATGTGGCGTTACATGATTGCCCGGTCTCAGGCGCATGGCGGGCGGTAGAATTGGGCTGAGGAGTTTGCTGTGATTAGACCTGAGATTGATGCAACGGCGTTGAAGCGGTTGACAATGGAGTTAAAGGAAATCGACCCTGGTTTGGCTAGGCAAATGACTAAGGATTTGAAGTCTGGTTTGCTCCCGTTTGCTTCTGCCATTCAACGCGAAATGCCTACCGAGTCTCCGCTGTCAGGCATGGTTCATAGTGGGCGCACTGGTTGGTCTCCTGCGATTGTAAAAGTTTCTGCAACTCCTGGTTCTGGTTGGGGTCGTTCTATTGCTCGGATTGTTATTGAGGGTAAGCCTAATCCTGCAATGCTGAAGATTGCGGAGTTTGCTGGTTCCTCGAATCGGACTAAGAATTTTGGTTCTGGGCGTTCGTTGATTACTAATCTAGATCGTAAGGGTTTCAACCTGGTCAAGGGGCGGGGTGGTCGTTTCGGTTTTGCTGCGTATTACAAGAAGCAACCGGAAATGCTCCGCATCATTGAGACGATTATTGATGACTTTGTAAAGATGACGAACAAGAGGTTTGACTAATGGCTTCTAAGTTTCAAATTCCTATTGCGTTTAAGTCTGACCCTCGCGGTATTCAGCAAGCGGAAAGTGCGCTGTCTGGTTTCGGGAA